AGACATATCGACGATGTTAAAGCTGATGAAAAGTATATGAAGAAGCATCGGGCCAAGCTCAAACCTGATATTAACATTGGTGAGACAACAGCAGGTATGGCTGGTAGCTATAACCGAGACATTGACCTTGAGCATGTCATGCTGTGGGATCATTACAATTATAAGACCAGTAAGCGAACAAGCTATAATGAGAACTACGGCTTTGCGATGGCCGATGATGTCGATGAGATAATGATACGGATAGACCGATTACCAGTTCACTCTATCGTATTCAATCGTAACAGCAGGATGTTCTGGGGTACTTCTGACTTTAATTTCCAGGAAGATAACGCAATGGAAATAAATGACATCAGAACCCAGCAGATGAAGTTGCGTAGATTACAGTCAGCTAAGGGTTTCTACGATAAGAATATGTTGGAAGATGAAACTGACATGGAGAACTTTGAGAAGGCACTGGCTTCAATGACTTCAGATGAGGTCATGGCATTGATAGGGATTAACGGCGACCCTTCCAGGTTCATACAACAGTTCACTCCACACCAGATGCCTGATTTAAGTGGCCAGCTACAGACATGCAAGTCTGAGATTCAGGAGTTTGGTCTGGGAATAGGCCCGCACCAGAGGGGCCAGATGGCTCCCGGCAGGCATACGAAATATGAAACGCAGGTAGCTGAAGGTGGATTCGATATGTCACTGACACCACGCCTGAAGGTTATCAGAGATGTCTATATCGAGATATTCAAGAACTGGTCTGAGTTGATATTTGAGTTCTGGGATGAACCCCAGCAAGTTCAGACTTTTGACGCTATGGGCAATCCGGTAATGGTAGAGTTCAAGGGAGCGGACCTGAGAGGCGACTATCGGTTCAATATCTCACTGGATTCCATGAGGACAAAGAACCAACAGCAGAGGGTTGAAGAGGCTAATATGATCTTGGCACAGACGATGCCGGGCGTACAGATGGGGGTTGTGGACCCGCGAGTATTATATCGTCAATATCTATCGAGGATAAATAGCGATTGGGATATAGATTCACTGGTCCCAATGCCACAACAGCCAAAGGCAATGCCATTCAGTGAGTATCAACAGGGGTTCGGGCAGCAGATGCCACAGAACGAACAGGGGATAGCTCAGATAATGGGACAAATGGGAGGACAGATAGGTTGACGTATATCATAGCAGAAGCAGGGATTAACCATAACGGCGATATGGGTATCGTTAGAGAGATGATAGATGCAGTAAAGCAAGTTGGGGCAGACTGCATTAAGTTTCAACTATATCATACTAACAGGTTGATATCAGAGTCTAAGACCGGCGTGAGACTCAGGGACGAAATTATCCAGAAACGTGTAAAGGCCAGGGGCCATCTCCAGCAATGCGAACTCACAAAGGGTAATGTTTCCGCGATAATGGATATGTGTGCCAAGTCTAAAATAGATTTCCTTGCTACTCCGTTCGACTGCCAGTGGGCCGATATTATGATGGGGCTTGGCTGTAGAGAGTTCAAGGTCGGCTCGGACCGCATATTCGATGTTCAGTTGATGGAGTTACTCTATCAGTACGCGAACACGCTATATGTATCTCTGGGCATGGCTCAAGGTGCTGACATAGAGAGGCTGTTAAGCAATAGCTACAATGAGGGTGTGGAGAGCCTTGTCTTAATGCACTGCGTTAGCAAGTACCCAACGCCACCTGAAGAGGCTGATATGAAGAAGATTCGGCGGTTGCAGGTGAGGTTTGGCAATGAGGTTGGGGTTGGCTTCTCAGATCACACTACTGATATACATGCGGGTGCTTGTGCTGTTATCAATGGGGCAACGTACCTGGAGAAGCATTTCACATTAGATCATAACATGAAGGGGCCGGACCAGAAGATGTCTTTTACCCCAGATGAGTTAAAGACTTACATCACGCTGGCCCGTGGCGTGGAGGTTTATACATGATTTATCAATATCAATGTCCTAAATGCCTCAAGGTTATGGAAGAATATCGTCGGGTCGCAGATAGGAATAACTGCCCTAAATGTGCTGAGTGCGAGGTTAAGACGACAAAGCAACTGATAATCCCAGATATTAACACAGGAGCAGGCGACCGGATACCGGGTCTATGTAAGTCGCTACCGGGTAAGCCTGTCTATGTGAAGAATAAGCATCATTTCAGAGAGTTATGCAAGGAAAGGAACGCCGGAACGCCGGTTAATTTATAGAAATATCAGGAGATAATTTGGCAAGATGGAAAATAAAGGTAATATAGATAAGAAGATTAGTGACGCTTGTGTCAAGTTTAACGATTATGTGAAGCCCGCTATCGAGTGGATGAAAGAGAGTATTAAGCATAATCAGAACATGGACCTGATGATAGATTTTTGCAGGTTCAATTACTATATATCGTATTATTTGAAGTTAATGGACTTAGTAGATTGTAAGGCTTATAGTAAATCAGACATTTATAAGATGAATAGAATGCTGGACTTATATAATAATATACTGAAGACGCAAGACACTGATGAGCTTGCCGCTATGACCAGATGGGCTATGCGGACGATCATCACTGATATGTCGGTTGACTATTATTTATTCGACCAGAAGAAGATGGATGATCTCACTGATGATAACTTAGGTAAGCTACTGGACATGGAAGTGGTAAACTGGGCAAGTTACGAAAGCTACGCAATACCGATAATCAATACGCTATTGCATGAGGTGGATGGTGAAGTGGTTGTTAGGGAAGACCCTGACCTGGAGCTATTGGCTCAGGATGTGGGTTCTTCTCAATATCTGGCTTACGCACACATTATGGAGGCTATGGAGGATGCGGCTCAGAGTCATATCCTATTTGAAGAAATACAGGAAAAAATGGACGCGAACAAAATGATAGTCCAGAAAGTCTATGAAAGGGAAACAGCAATATGATTTCGCAAGAAGAATACAATCTGTTGAGTGCGCAGAAGAGGCGACTGGAAGAAGAGAATGAGATTTCTGAAAAGCGTCTTCAGGAGGCAGAAGAGGCTAATAGCAATCTATCCCAGAAGTATAACGATGTTGAGAAGAAGCATCGTATTCTGATGAGGAAGATTGAGAATCTTAACCGTGACAAAATGATGACTATACAGATGGAGGCAAATGGCCTGCTTCATACTGAACTTATGGGTCCGTGGACGTTCGGTGACTGGCGTAGTTGCCAGAAGCAGATATTCCAGGATATCAGGCAGAATCAAATATCTCTTGAAGCTAAACTGCCAGTTGCAAAGGTTGATGTTGACCTGTCCGATGCGGTTATAGAGGAGCCGGTTGACCCGCTAATAGAGGCCGAAAAAGAAAAAGTCAGAAAAAAGAAAGGGATATTTAACAATGTCAGAACAAGAATACAATAACGAAATACCAGAGTCTCAGTCAGACACACCGACAGACCTCGATGAGGAAGTAAGCGACTTAAATGTCCCTGAAACAGAACCGGATGTTATGGATGACGACCAGGAGGAAGTTCTTGACGATACTGAAGAGTCCTCAGATGCGGAAGAAGAGGATTATGATGAGGGTTCAGGCGACGAAGAAGTTGATGAACCAGCAAAACCAGCATCGAATCAAGACGAACGCTTCGACAAAATGTCGCAGCAAATGGAGCAGTTACAAGGTGTTGTTACATCTATGGCCGACTTTATGCAACAAGGAGGCCAGCAACAGCAACCAGTTCAGCAACCTGCTCCTCAGCGTCCCGTTAGACCGCAGATAACGATACCTGAAGACGTAGAAGACTACAGCCAGCGAGATGCCGTGAAATACGCGGTTGAACAATCACAAGAGCAAAATAACTCTGTGATTAATGAGTTGGTTTCCAATCTCTCAAAAAGATTGAACATCTACGACAACCTGCTGGACACAGCATTGCAAGGTCATCCACAGAAGCAGATGATTTCTGAAGCATTAACAATGATGCAGAAGAACCCGTCTATAAGCTTCCAGATGGCAATGCAGACAGCGGACGGATTAGCTGCTAAGAAGCGGGTAACGTCCCTTGAGAAGCAGAGCAAGCAGTCCCGCAAAGCCCAACAGAAACGTAAGGCTAAAGCGAGTCGCAGCTCTCAAAGACCGACCCAGATGAGAAAGCCAAAGACAACGAGAGTCCTTTCGGTAAGAGAGGCAGTTGACTTAGCAGAAGCTCAGGCGGGTCGCTAGAGTTCTAAAATAGTAAAAAGAATAGCCAATCAAGTTGGCTTCTTTGAGCAAGTGTACCGGCACTTACACTTGCTCTTTGTCTAAGGTAAAAGTGCCGGAGGAAAGCATTATGGCTAAGGCAACCTATTACAAAAAGGGAAATACCGCGTACCTAGATATGCTCTTTATGAGTTCCTGGGACCAGCGGTGGAAGACCATTGAAGATCAGATATTCCATAAACATCCAACACTTTCGTGGATGTTAGAACGTAAGAATACCAATATGCTAGGTGAAGGTGGCGAACAGTTTCTTGTTCCGCTGCTGGTTGAAGAGAATCCTAACGGTGGCTGGATTAACGAGGAAGAGGGAGTTTCGATGGACGACTTCGACCCGGATGATGGTGCTGCCTACTGGGCTAAGACACTAGCTTACGGCACAAGATGGCCGAGGTATCAACAGAGAGTCAACCGTGGCTCCAATAAGAAGTATTCCATCATTGAGCATAAAGAAGAAGTGACTATCAAATCTGTTAAGAATCTTCTGGCTCAAGCTGTTTATAATGGCTCTGGTGGAGCAGGTAAGCAACCTGAAGGTCTGAATCGTCTTATCCCGGCAACCGTTCCGGCCAGTCAATCGGTATCCATTGGCGGTTTGTCACCATCTACTAAAGCATGGTGGAGAACGCAGGGTACGAACATGAGTGGTTCCCCGGCAACGACCAACTTGGAATCTGAGATGATCGACATGCACGATATCATCGAGTTAGAGACTGGCACGCCGGATGTCATCTTCACTCATAAAGACGTGAAGCAGATTTACGAAAAGAACGCCATGTCATTTATGACTGTGGATTCTAAGACCAAAATCGGTGACGCTACGTTTGATATGGTGAAGTTTAAAGGCTTACCTCTCATCTTCGATAAGGCTGCCCCTGCTGGCGAATTGCGTATGGTTACGAATGCTGGTATTCTGTGGTGCGTTGACCCTGAGTTCTACATGAAGTGGACCGATAGTAAAGAGGCCGTTAATCTGCCTATTACTAAGTTCCGCCAACTTGTAACTGTTTGTGCGATGGCACGTACAGCGGCACGTTCGCATGGTTGTATCTTCAACATTAGTGCTAATGGCGACTAATAGTTGTGGATGAATAGTGTATCGAAGTTTTTAACCTGATTATTACAGGAGAATTATTATGCAGGTTCATAGTTATGGAAAAAGTGTAAAGGCACTGTTGACCGCTGGTGTCCAGTCCACTAAGAGTGATATACCTCTTGGCCAGAAGTTTGAGGACGGCGAAAGAGTTTATCGCTGGGCTTATGTTAAATGTGCTTCGGCAGTACCGGGTCTTTGCTTTATATGCAGTAGCTATCGTTCGACGATTAGCACCCAGGCGTTATCTGGTCCAGGCGACCACTTCAACAGTGCGGTTGCAGGTTGGGGCGGGAGTATTGGCGATGTCAATATTAAGCTGTATGGTGTTTCCGGTATGACAGACGAAGATATGTATGAAGACGGTACTTTTGAAGTATTGTCTGGTACAGGCAAGGGATTCAGCTACAAAGTCAATAGCTACGAGCGTGGTGGCTCCGGTGTTCACACCTTACGATTGAACGACCCATTACAGGTAGCCCTTGATACGACCACGTATGCTTATCTGCGACCGAACAAGTACTACGGCTTGGCGTTCCAGGCGGGAGTCTTGTCTGCCTCTCAGGTGTATCTCAGGGGTGGTGTCGCTACTGTTAGCGTTACTGCTTCCGGGTACTGTCTTGTTCAGACTAGAGGGCCGGGTATTGGTATGGCGATTGCAGCTACCAGTGCTGGAAGGCTTGTCGCTCCGATGAATGTATCGGGCCAGATTTCAGCAATAATTATGTCTGGGATAGTGAATGCTGTTATGCCTTGGGGTTATTCGGCGGGCGAAGCTATTGGCGCAGATGACTTCTTCGCTGTTGACTGGTGTATTGAATAATTAACCCCTTACCTCTGAAGGGAGGTTTGTTATGGCTATTACTGTTACAAGAAAGTCAAGGCCAGTACGTGTAAGCACGGGTGGCAGAGGCTATTCTATAATCAGCTTCAGTGCAGTAGCAAGTGGTACTTCTACATTCCCAGGAAGTGGATTTGAAAGTTATTATCAGTCTATTGATAATGTTGCTATCAATATGTTATCCGGCAAGGCACAAGTAGTATGGAAAAAGCAAGGCGACCCAGGTTCCGGCATCTTTATTGAGATACAGGCATCTAATGGTGGATTTGTTGATGCTGCTGAGGTTGTCAGATTTACGTTTACTGCGTTCGGAATTACAACATAGTTCCATTTTTTTGTCTCCGAGGCAGGTCGTTACCTTTCGCGGCCTGCCTCATCTAAGGAGGTTTTATGAAGGTAGCTATTGTAGGTGCTGGAGGGCATGGCCGTGTTATCCTGGATATACTCCGTAATAACCACCAGTTTGATGTCGTTGGCTTTTTGGATAACAACATTCAAATGCAAGGTAGCGATGTTGACGGTATTCCTATTATCGGACAACCCGATAACATTACTTTTATGCGGTATGATTTCGATAGCTGTGTTATTGCTATTGGGGATAATAGCATCAGAAATAAGATCGCTCAGAAGTTAAAGGGCGTTCATGTATCTCTGGTTAATGCTATCCATCCATACGCGACTATCGCTGGTAATGTAAAGATAGGTAACAATGTAACGATAGCGGCTGGTTCGGTGGTATGTACTCATTGCGAGATAGCTGACTCAGTAATCCTTAATACGGGTTCTATCGTTGACCATGAGTGTAAGGTCGGTAGAGCTTCACATATATGCCCCGGTGCTAAGATAGCTGGCCGCGTTAATATAGGTGAGGAAGCGTTTATCGGTATAGGAGCAACAATCGTTCAGGATATTACTATCGGTGACGGTGCTATTATAGGTGCTGGTTCGGTAGTACTGGAAGATGTTAAAGCACATACTACTGTGGTTGGCGCACCGGCCAGAGTGATTAAGGCATTGGAACTGGTGAGGGCATAATGAAACAATCAGAAATGAAAACGCATCTTAAACAGAATCTTGGCAATAGAAGTATATCTTCATTGGAAACAGATTGGCTGAACTTCGCGTTACAAGATACAGCGGCGTTGCGTAACTGGCGTAAGATGAAAGTGCTGGATAGTACAACCGTTAAGACGGTTCCTAATAAGCTTTATTACCCCGTTCCCAACAGGACTAAGACTATTCTGGATGCTATCTATATGGATGGCTCAAATTCAAGGCCGTTGATTTACATAACGCCGGAACATTATCGGGATACTTTCTCGTCACCAACTGACAGTGGTGCTGGTCCGGTTAAATATTACACCTATGAAGGTGACTATATAAAGCTGTACCCAATACCGGATGATAGCATCCCTATCGAGTTATTCCTGACTCAGTGGCCAACTGCATTTAATAGTAGTGCTGACACTGACAATCCACTGGGCGATCTGTTGGACTTGGCAGTGATAGCAAGAGCAACGGTCTGGGGTGCAACTGCAATGCGAGACTTCCAGACACGTAACTTTTTCAACAATATATTTGGCAAGCAATGTAAGCGGATAGCTGTCTCTGACGGTAACTTCCAGGATTGGACTCCGCAGTATGCTTCCAAGCAGAATCTAAGAAACAGAGAATCAGGGTTATTAGTCCCTGCAATATAGGAGAATTACATGGCAGCTTTAACAACAGTCAATGTTGGCCTGACGATGCGAAATATTGGAGATGCTACAACCAGAGACAATATTGCAACTCTGTCTGGTTATCGGGCGGTGCATGGCGGGACAGGAATACTCACCACCAGCGGGACTACATCGCAACTTTTGGATTTTGGTGCTATATCCAGTAACGGCATAAAGGGAATATTTATTCAGATCCTATCAAGCTGGTTGAATCCCAGCGCAGCAGCAACTATGTCTAGTTTAAGTGGTGTGTTCTTATATACGTCAAAAGCATCAGCAGGACATTGGCAGCGTCTTAGCGATGGTGATGCCAGTTATCTTCAACCATATGCCGCATCAGTCATACCATATAGACTCAGTATCAGAGCCGGTGAGTATAGAGAATATTATTACAAGTACAGTGTGTTTGGAATCTAAATGGCAAACTATAAATACATCATAGTTAATAAACCTGACCGTGGCTTAATGTTGAATGAGCAGGATGCAAACATCTCTAATGAGCATTGCTCTGACTGTAAGAATGTCTATTTCCGTGACGGTCAGATTATCAAGAGATTCGGATATGGGACGAAGAAAAGCATTGTTAATGATATTGGAATTGTAAGTGCTGGGAATTATATTCAGTCTGCATACACTGATGAAGCAACTCATATCCAGATGCACGAATCTAATATCAATGTATCGACTGCAACTCGCAGATTATATGGTTTTTCATTAGAAGACGCCATGTATTATAAACCTGTATCGGGTGTATGGAAAATTTTAGGGAAAGATATAGATAAAGATGCAACCGCTTCTGGTTGGCTAAATTGGGATGAAATTGGCATTCAATACAACGGCATGGTACGCAGTTCTTTTGGCGGCATTGACATAGGCTTATCGCCAATATGTTCCGCAAGAACTGCTAACATAAGAGTTGAGATAGATGATGATGCTGCAAACCCCAATACATTCCGATGGCGACATGCAAATGGTGGCCCGTGGATTCAAGCAGGGGTTGCTTGCACAACAACACCTGTATTATTAAGTGCTGCTGGGACGCAATATTCTTATGCTTCATTTTCTCTATCGACAGGCGGTGCAGTAAGTGACTATAGCCTTTTCCAGTTTGGGCCTGCTGAAACACTGTTCTACGCTGATACTACATCTGGGCCAAATGGCTCTTGTATTACTGGGGCATCGTGTCTTCTTGTAAGTACCCTATCAAAAGGATTCACGGCCTTCAAATATTATAACTCATCAGGATGGGGTGGAGCAGACACGTTATCTTTCTGGTTCTATGCAAACAGGGTTGTCTCGGCAGATGATTTCAGATTCAAGATAGCAAACGATAGCGGGGCTGCTTATGGTATGCCTCTTTATTCTGAAGATAGTGCGGCGCATGGTGCTTTTATAAACGTACCTATTGACTCTACGTACCCAGCTAATACATGGAATAATGCGGTACTGACTTTCTCTACGTTACCAAGCACATATAGCCAAACAAGCAGGCTTTTACTACTTGAGGTTGATTTTGATGGTGCAGGATGGAAGTCTGTATATTTTGACTATCTACAGCTATTAAAATCAGGTGGAACTACAAACCTCAGTGCTACCTCTACTAAGAAATCTCCAACATTATCTGATGCTGTACTTGCGAATATAAACTCGTCCACGCAATCGTATCTTGTGACAACGAACTATGAACAAGAACATTACGTCAGATATATAGACAATGGTATTACTGACCCGAAGTGGATGTTAGTAGCTGGTGCTGCCGACGCTGGTAGCGGATACAACGATACATCTGCATCTGATTACCATAAGTGTAAGGCGATAAGTGGATATAAGGAGAAGCTACATTTACTGGGTGGCAGCGAAGATACTGCCGGTACTGGTGCGGTTGATAAGCTACTGCAAGACAGATGGAGTGCAACTAATGACGCTATGGAATGGCAGGGTGGCGTTGCTACTGCAAGAAACGTTGCCGATACTTCTGGTGCTATTCTCAATGCGGTACGATTAACCGATGATAACAACTACATATTCAAGACAGACGCTATTGTAAGGCAGTCATTCTTAGGTGGTGAGTCTGCGATATTCTCATATAACACGGTATTCCAAGAGGATGCTTTATTGGCCGCTAAGATGGTGCAGGTAATCGGTGACTACTGCTATTGGGTTGGCAGAAGGAATGTATATGCGTTTGGCTCTGGAACAACTATGAGTCCAATTGGCGATGGCATTGAGTCAGAGTTCTATTCTACTGATGGAATTGAATACGCTGAAGGCCAATACCATCGCCGAAGTTTCTGGATGGATATGAGTATCGTTAATCTTGTGGGTATCATGGTCCCTGTCAGTAGCAATTATCCAGATAAGGCATTCATGTTTGACCCGGATGAGAAGGTATGGGCGATATGGGATTTCTCTGCTGGTACAAGTACTAATATAACTGCGTCTGACTATGCAATTGGGTTGGTAACTGAGGGGACAGAAACAAACCTACAGCATTCAGTTCACTTCGGTAACTCATCTGGTGAGTTTTATGAGTTTGATACAACTGCTAAGAATGATGGAGCTAAAGCAATAGATGGCTATTGGATTTCCAAGGCATTCTCTAATCCGAAGAGTGAGAGGGCAGAGATTACCGCATGGAACGGTCTGGACTTTGAAGCTAAAGGTGATGGTATCACTGTGAGTATTAAGGCAGATGACGGTGCATGGCAAGAGATTGAGACAAAGGTTCTGACATCCAGCTATGATTGGTACACGGTTGGTTTCCATCAACAGGCAAGATTCCTGAAGATCAAGTTCTCTAATTCGACATTGAGTGAAACGTTCTCTGTAAGGTCGTTTACTATGAGATACGAAGATGGAGCAACTCACTAATGAATCACACACAGATAATATCGTTGCCTAAGATACCAGTGCTTGCTTCGCAGGTTAAAGGTCAGGAAGCTACGCTGGAAGACGTTAAGAATGATGTGGGGATATTGACCTCATATCTACAACATCTTCAGGCTTCAATTGAGGGTCTATCATCTAATCTATATAAGGATTTATCCCAAGGGAGATCGAGACATGAAGTTCGAGCAGATACTTGGACTATTGCAGACAATATAGATAACGGTGAGATAAAGTTTTCGCATGGTAAAAGTCACGAATTACAAGTTATGTTAGGCGGAGTCATGTACTACGTCGGGTTGACCGCTATTCCGGTTGGCCCATAAGGAGTTATAGATATGTCTATGGGATATGATGCAGCTTTACCCAAAGAAGTACCCGGATTTGATTTTGGTGGTGTCGGCATGGGCCTTGCTGGCCTTGGTAGTGTCATGGGTGGCGCAGGGATGATGTTCGGTGGCGACGACCCAGAGATGCCTGCCCCTCCGGTCAATACTGGACTGATTAAGCCAGCGGCTAATCCGATGGAGCAAGAGTTATATAATCGTATGATGATGATGGCGTTAGAGGTTACACCTAAGAATGTGCCGGAATCTCTGACTTTTGCAGAGGGTGGCAGACCTCAGACTGACGTTATCAATCTGGTAGGTGAGATAGGACCGGAGTTGTTCGTATCTGACGCTGGTAGAATGAATATGATTGGCGAATCAGGGCCAGAGTTCTTTGACCCTGCATCTAAGGGTACGGTTGTTCCCAATAAGAACCTCCCCGCTTCTATGGCAGCCGGTAAGGGGCCACAGCAGGTCGGCGGCGACAAAGAGATAGCTATACAGCCAAAGGCTGAGGGAGGGCGTGTAGGGGGTTCTGTGGGTGCTGGAGGCGACCACGGAGGCGGCAGAGGCAAGGATGGTGACTCTGGTACTAATCTAGCTAACTATCAGCCACAGCAGTATCAACCCTCTTATCCGGGGTCACAGTATGCGTTACCAAATACGCTATCCCAGCAGCCATTATTCAATGCAGACCAGACGGCAGGGGCATTAAAGGCTAAAGGGCCGATTGGCGGTGAGATGGCCAGTAGGGTCTTAAATCAGGGGCCAACATATCAATATGACCCTAATGTGGTTAATCAGGAGTTCCAGGCACAGGTATTCGACCCGGCTATGCAGAACTTCCAAAACAACCTATCCCCGTTTATGAGGGAGCAGGCGTTGATGTCTGGTAGTGCTACAGGTGAGGAAACACCTCGATATATTACTCGACAGTTGGGAGATATGGCCCAAGGGTTAGAGGCTCAGAGGTCAGCTATGCAGACTGCTGGAAGGGATAGAGAGACACAGGCTTTTGAGGCTAACTATAACCGTCAACTACAGGCGATGCCTATTCTTAACGATATGTTCGGTGATGCCTTAGACCCATTGCGTCAGTTGCAAGAGTTTAGGCAGCTTGGTGGTGATGTTAGCGGTCAGCAATACGATGCGTTAGCTGCCCAGTTACAGCCTCAGTTGGCTACATCGTTCCCAAATACGCAATATAGCCCAAATCCAATTGGCGGCTCTACTGGTCAGAATCCGTTGACAGTTCAAAGGTTTGCCCAGGGCGGGCGTATAAACCCTGACACGCCTGGAGAAACGAAAATTAACAGAGACTTAATGGCACATCCTGAGAATATTGGGATGGAACAACCTGCATATACTAACAATCGTTTTGGTGCCGATAAAACTATGGAAAGAGTAATGGGCTTACAGCAGTTCATGCAGGCGATGTTTGGTGCAAACCAGCCAATGTTACCATCACAAGAGAAGGTGGCAGACTGGAAACAGTTGAGCCAGCTATAAGGAGATACCAGCAATGGCAGATATAGGCAGAGCATTACAGGGATTATCTATGATGTCCACAGGTGTCGGTAACGCCATGATGGGTTATCAGCAGATACAGCAGAGGCAGCAGTATTACGACCAGTTGCGTAAGCAGGAAGAGCGTGTCGCTGCGAGGGACGCGTGGCAACAGAAGAATGCCCAACGGAACTACGATCTGAATGTGTCTAAAAACGAGGACGATAAGAAACAAGATGCAGCAGAACAGCTACGGCAGCAGCGGCTTGACCGATTTAACATTGCTAAAGCAGCGGGTGCTATAGACACTGGATTAGGTGTAGAGCTCTTGGGGAATATCTTAGATGATGGGGCTAATGTTCCTAATCAACAGCAGCCGAATGCTACACCAACGCAGACACCTACACCTTCACCTTACGACACGGACTTAGGCGGTTTCGGTATGGGGCTGGGCGATTTAATACCCAGTGCGATAGGGACACAACAACCTACAGTTGCCCCAATGGGTACTCCTACGGCGGTAGAAACACCGGCCTATCAAGGCAATTACACCAGTAGGCTAAAGGCTGCCGAGCAGAAAAAGATAGCGGCAAAAAACTATAAGACGCTGTTCCCGAAGGTTCGGGACAGTATCATTGGTTATGCTAACAATTCAGCAGATAACCTTAAACGCGTTTCTAACGTACTTGAAACTACCACGAAAAGTGATGCAGGTAATATTCCAGAGGGCGAGACACCTAACTACACAGAAGTTACCAGAAGTAATGAGCCAGAACTCTTTAAGGTCTTGGAATTGCCCTATGTAGGGATGAAAGATTCTCCGTATTCTGGCTCGTCGGCATGGGTTAATAAGGATTACCTAGAGGCTTTTAAGATGACAAGGTTAAGGTCTGCTGTTGCCCGTAAAGTGAAAAATATATTCAAAGGTGAAAAGCTAACTAAAGCTGACCTTGATGCTTTGCGTCAAATGGATGACCTTCCGGTTAGTCCAAAATGGGACTACGATGAAATGAAAGATATGAAAAGCGACAAGCTTGCTCGTAAGGTTGCGGACTATGCCCATCTTATTGCAAGTGGTAAGGTTGCTGTACAGAGAGATTCTGAAACAGGGGTAACTATGACTCTCCAAAAATGGCAGACGAAAGCATCATATCAGGCGTTATCACCTACAGACAGGAAGACATTCAATAGAAGAGTGGCCGCCGGAGCAATTACCCCAGAAGATATTAAAAGGATGAAATAAATGGTAACGGCAAGAGAACTGCTCGACAGCACCAACGATACGACTACAGTAACACCAGATGACCAAGGCGTAACCGCTCGTAGTTTATTGGACCGGGAAGCAACTGTTGACACTTATAATAGCATGAATAACCGGCAACGGATGAATCATCAACTAATTCAACCGCCAGATGGGTTTGAGCCTGGGTTAGATGTATCTGATGTTCAAATGGGCGAACATCCACCGAGGGAGATAGTTCAGCCTACATCGCCTCAACCTGTTGATTTGGACACGGCATCGCTAGGGTGGGATATACCGGCTGACCCATCCACAGCACCGTCTGGATTTGAGATTCCTGACGAGTTGAAACCTACAGTACCGGAACCGGGTTTGTATTCGCCAGAAGCGTTGGCCGGGAAACATGGCCGATTCGTTGACGAGTATGTTGGGCCCCCTGCCCGTAGCGTGAAACGTGATTACGCTGCTAGTTTAGGCCAAGGAATTATGACTGTTGGGGCTGCCGGTAAAAGCCTCAACGAGGTTGTCTATACTTTAACTGGAAACCAGAAAAAGGCCGACTCTTTTATGAGGCAAGCTCGGGAGTTAAAGGAGATGGCCAGTGGTCGTGAATGGGGTACTACGATAAATAGGGTTGAAGATGTAAAAAGCTTCAAAGACTTTGTTCATTTAGCAGGTAATTTTATAGGCAAACAAACCCCCATCCTGACGGCTCTTTATGGTGCTGGTGTATTAAGTGGTCCTATAGGGGGGATGTTAGTTGGAAGTGCTTTAGAGACAGGCTTCATTTATGGGGATATGTCTGACAGGGGACTCAGAGGAAAGAAAGAGGCTAAGACTGCTATAGCTTTTGGAACCATAGCGGGTATATTAGATTATCTTCCTGTTATGCGAGTCCTAAACCGTACTGGGTACGGCAAGAAGGCAAAAGGAGCTGTTGTCAGGGAGTTAGTTAAAGATGGCTATCTCCTGACTGCTGGCAAAGAGGGAGCAAAGCAATACTTCATAGGTTCAGGGACAGAGGGCGCACAGACTGTCATCGAAAGGGCCGCAATAAAGTGGATTGATAGGAATTATAAAGTGTTCGACGCAGAAGGTCGTAGCGAGATAATGAATGCCATGCTGGGCGGTGGTTTCTTAGAGGGGATAATAGGGGTGGGAACCTCTCCTATGCAGGTTAATCATGCTAAATCTCAGTTCCCATACATAGAAGATATGGAGTATCAGGACGAGCAGGCTGATCTATTACAACAATCGCAGGAAACGGCAACAGAAGACATCCTCACTAAGAAGATGGTAGATGAGTTAGGAATAGAGGAACAAGAGGCACGGACAGCAGTTAGAGAAGCTATTGATAAGAACAAGCAAGAGGGGGGAGACTTTGTTCCTGCGTCAGATGAATCTATTGATAAGAACATGGCAGAGGGTCTTGCTCCTGCAAAGGCTCCTGAACCTATTGTTGTACCGGGGAGAACGAGGTTACAGAAGAAGCAGGACAGCACAAGACAGCGGAAAGAACATAATATTCTCAAGAGAATCCAGAGAAACGCTTTTGAGAGAGAGGTCAGCCCGGAAGACATTAAACTATATCATAGAATCCGAGAGAAGCAGATAACGGAGGAAATCCAAACAGAGGCAATGGGTGGGCAAGAAGATGTTGCTGTGGGTAAGCTATTAGAGTTAGAAGGCGAAATAGCAATACTCAAGTCTTTATCTACAGAGGTGGCTGATAGTTCTATAAATGATGCGGTTAATGTGGCTCAAGAGCAGGCCGACCAAGGGGGTAAGCCCTTGTATGTTGTTCAGGATTCTGGCGGTAGAGTGATAACTGTTAGCAATAAACCGAAGGGGAATAACTTCGTTAGGGTTGCTCCACAGGAGAAGGGGCAAACATCATCGCCTACGGCAATGGAGTTGTTACAAAAGACAGAAACAGTTGGCCCGCAATATACCCCGTTCCCAAGCACGGAACTTCCTGCCCAGATGCAGCAGGAGCAGATGGGGCCGCCTGATGCTTATGTTCCCAAGGTTGACAGCAAAGGGCAGATAATAGGGAAGGACGGGGAAGTGATTGGACAGGTGTTAGAGAAGGGTGATGTTGGAAAGGCAACGCCTGCGTCTAAAAGGATATTCTCTGACGAGCAATATCAGCAGGACAAGAAAGATGTTATGGGTGGCAGTACTCTGTCAGCAGGTATAGACCCTGTAAGGTTTGCAAAAGCACTTCGTATTGGTGCATATCACCTTGAGAGTTTAGCGATAGCGGCTAAAGGGAAGGCGATCAGTTTTGCCGAATGGTCTGCAAAGATGATAGCAGACCTGGGTAAGAATATAAGTCCGCACCTTGATAAGATATGGGCAGATGTTAATAAAACGCAGTCAAACGCCCAACCAACAGAGGGAACAAAGAAACCAAAAACATCTGCTATTGCCGAACAGCTTTTGCAAGACCTACAAATCGAACCAGCACAGAAGAAAGGGAAGAAAAAGAGGAAGAAAGCACCTACGCCTCCTAAAGGGCCAGCGACTGCTGAAGAAGCCGCACAACAGGCAATGCCGATATTAAAAAAGTTGCAGTCTGGCGAACTCGATATAAAAGATGTTGGTGCGAAGGATATAAGGAATCCTGGAGAAACAGAAGCTACCCGCCAGATGATTGCAGCGGTTACTGAGATAAGGCGTGGAACTGCGAAGACCACAAAGCAGAAGATATGGAAGAAGGCAAAAGAAATACTTGCTAACCCTGCGGAGCGTGAACGCCTATTAAATAAGATAGCGAATGAACAAGCTGCTTCGACACCGGAAGAAGAAGGTGCGATGCAGATTCTAACAGAGGAGATTGGCAATAAAGGCTTTCTAGAGGGTGACGAAGATGTAGTAATGGAAGGTCTTAGGATGGATAGCAACAGGGAGGTAATAAAGACTTTGCATGGCCAGATACTTGTAATGAGTTCTGGCCTTATGAGACAGTTTGATTCAAAGGCCCAACTAGTCTTACAGTATATGAAGTACGTCCCTCGCAGTATCCGAGAATCAATAGCGAAGCAAAAGAAGCTTGCCAAGGAAGCACAGGACGCTGGACTACCCGGTAAGGCGTTAAAACATCTCAATAAGATTAAAGAAATCAATAACGGTCAGCGCGATCAGATAATGGAGTTACGGAAAAAGTTCTTAGAGTGGGGCGTTGATTTAACAAGTCTTGAGGCGTTAAATGAACAGATCAAGAATGACCCTCGTATTATGTTCGAGATGATGACAGAAATCGAGTTAGTGAATTCTGACGCTAACTACTGGGATACCGGCATGGAGCTAATAAGGTGCAATCTTATGTCTGCTCCTATAACGCCTTTAAGAAACCTTCTTTCTGGTACTTATGCAATTACGGACTTAGCTGCGAAGGCGGCGTTGATTCCTTTACGAATAGGTATCGCAAAGCTGAACGGGGAAACTACTGTATCTAATAGTACATGGAAAGAATTGCCTGCTTTATGGCAAGCTATAACCAGCAGAGAAACATGGGCAAGGTCAATCGAATTCGCTAAATTAACGGCGATGTATGGACAGCCTGCTCTTGAACTAATGACAGGCAATCTTCAAAACTCAAAAAACGTATATATGTATAATAATCCTGCGATGAACGGGAAGTTCATAGGAAAGGTGTTGGGTGCGGCTTTTGGTCCTCTTGGCGGCAGGATTGGCAAAGCAACTGGTCGTGTTGGTGGTAAGATTGTCAGGGGTGTCGGAATGAGGCCATCTGCTGTAGGCGACCAGTTTGTTAAAACAGCCTATTCACATGCGGTTGTAGCTATGGCCGCCGCAAGGTTTGCCCAAGAAAAAAACCTGGCATTAGATGGTAAGGCATTCAAGGAATTTGTTCAAGAGCAGATGCACGACATGGACAGTGTTTCATGGGAGAGAGCTATTGCAGAAGGCGATATGTATAGAGTCACCTTCCAGGCTGAAGGAGATGCTTTTGAGCAATCGCTTATGAAGGCACGAAACTTCAGAATATTAGGCATGAAACCTGCGCAGCTAATTGTTCCGTTCTTGAAAACGCCATACCAATTAACTAAATTAGCAATTGGCAATACAGTGCTGGGCGTACCGAAGATGGGTATAAAGGGATTGCGGTCTGCTATAGATGAAAAACATTATTCAGCACAGGAGGCAGTTACCGATCTTGGCGAGGTTGTAACAGGTCTGATGATGTTTGCTGTAGCGGCATCCCTCTTGGACGATGATAGAATAACGCCAACGCGTGATTACAGACAGGGGAAACGAAAGGAAGCAAATACCATGAGGCCCATCAAGCCGCCCGGAAGCATTCGCTTATTTGGCCAGTGGCATTCTTACGAAAACTTTGGTCCACATTCTACTGCGTTAGGGATAACCGTAAATACCGCTAGTGCAGTAAAAGAACTTTTCCAGCGTCTTAATTACGATACGTCTAAGATGGACGTAGATCAGTTGAGGGACTTTAACAAGAAGACGAATAACTTGTGGAAAGGGTGGGTTTCCAGAACTACAGGTGTTATTTACGACCAATCGTTTATGAAGGGCATTGGCAATTTGGTTAAAGCGGTTATGGATACTGAAACCTATGGGGACAAGTTCCTCCAGGATTTGGCACGAATGGCCATCCCTAACCTTTGGAGTGCTACGTTCAGGGCTACTGACAAAAAGGTCAGGAATATGCGTACTGACAAGACAAAAGGATTTCTAGAAAATTTATCACAGAGCATTGGTTATTCGACTGGAACATCAGAAACAGTACCACCTCCTGTTACAGATTGTCTAGGTGAAGACATAGAGAGAGTTGGCGATTCTGACTTAGCTGTATTCATGAGGTCTTTCTGCTCACCATCCATTACAAGGGCCATTCCGACTGGAAAAGATTATGACGCACTTAGGATGGTTGATAACTGGAATAAAAAACATATTGACGACCGTACATGGTTTTCAGAGATGCAAAGAGGTTTCCCTGCCGAAGAAAAGGCAGACCGTTTAACCAAGCCTGCAATTATTCTTAATAAGCAAGAGATATATGACATGCACAAATTGGGCGGCAAGCTATTTGCTGAAGCATTCTTAAATAATTACTCCACATATAATATTAAGAAGCCAACGATTGGAAACATGCGTAGCTTGAGAGAATTAAAGAGAGTAACCGCTGAAGACGCGTCAAGTGCGATGAAAAATATCAAACTTCTTGAGAGCAGTGGTCAGCTCGATAAGGCCCAAGTTGAATACAATAAACTGAGGGTGAGAAGCCAGCTTGTTCAAGGAAACGTTGAGCAGTTACGCAAGAATCTAAAATAATTTATCATTTTTAATTTGACTTCCTGATTCTATGGTTCATAATTACCCTGTTGGAAAGAATAAAAACTACTCAAACTGGAAAGGGCGTTATTATGCAAGATGAAATCCATGATGTTAGTGTAGATGATGGTACGATTGTACCGATTGAGAATGATAAGGGTGGGGCGGTAAACAATTTACAAGTCTTTGACGATGCGTTTGTTGCGCAACTTGAAGGTGCATCTAAGAATGCCGCAAGAGCAGAGGCCGCTATTATGGCTACCTTCATAAACATCTGTCACGAAGGGGATTGGATAGACCATGATGGTACTGCCTGTTTGAGTTCTGCTGGTGCAGAGAGATTCCTGAAGCATCTACCATTCACTTTTGATAACTGGACTATTAAGAAGAACTCTGGCTCTGACGGTAAGGGTCCGTGGTACACATACATCTGTTCTGCTACCGCTTATCTGTGGGGCCGTAACCTGCCCTGTGAGGGTGTTTATGGCACAAGGGATAGGTTCCTTGGCTATACTAAGAAGGATGGCTGGAGGGCGTTAGAGGACATCAATGAGAACGATATAAGGGCTGCTGCCAGGCATATTTGTATCGGTAACGGCATCAAGCAAATGCTTGGTCTGCGTGGCATTAAGACCGATAAGCTTGCTGAGATCATAGCAAAACATGGTGGCAAACCCAACCTGATTCACAGTGTATCTTATGGTGGTGGCGGTGGCAGTCCACAGAACAAGCCTCCTGTTGACAAGTCTGGTGACGCTACTAAGCGTAAGGATATAACAGCTTGGCTCACTGAGATGAACAATGGTGACAAGGCCGCTATGAAGACACAACTGATTTCTCTGACTAAGTTTACGGGTAAGGATGGAACTGAAGTATCATTCGATACTACTACTCGTATGTCTGGGATGTCCTTGAACATTTGCCACAAGAAGACTAAAGAGGCTCATGAAGCACACTTGAAGGTTACAGGTGGTAACGCTGGTGAGATGTTCAAATAGAGTTTTCTCCCATTTGCAGCGGTGGTAGGGTTTTTCATGTTTTTCCCCCTACTGCCGCACTTTGAAACAATTAAACACAACGGTGGCGGTGGGTTCACTTCTTAAATAACCCGACCTTTCCGGCCTGCTGCTGCCGTTTCTTTTTACATAAAGGAATACCATAATGGAATTACCGAACATATCTGAGAACGCTATTGAATACTTAAAGACTAAATCTAAGGTATGGCCATGTCATACTAACCGGGCAAGTCAACTGGATGACCCATGTGAGCGTAGGTTGGTATATATGCGTACCGCATGGCAGAATGCTAAACCTGCTGGCCCGTATCTCCAGGGTATCTTTGAGACTGGTAAGGAGGTAGAGCCTCTTATCGAGAAGATACTATCTGAGTTGGGTAGGTCTGCATCTCCGAGATGGCGTATCGTTGGTTCGCAGAGTGAGATAGACGCTAATATGCAGAAGACTCATCAGATAACCGGACATATAGATGGCCTGATGCAGGTGGAGAACGAAGAGGATGGTTGGGATACGGCCTGTGTATGCGACATTAAGACATGCTCAGACCATGTATTCAACTCTATCAACGGCTACGATGACCTTGTTCGTTATCCGTGGACAAAGAAGTATCGGGGACAGTTATTCCTTTATGCTCTTGGCCTGGAAGTGGAGAAGTGCTGTATTATCTTCGTGAATAAGCAGAATCTATATAACATCAAGACTGTCTACTTTGATTTGGATTATGACTACGGTGAAGATTTATTCCAGAAAGCTGAGAGAGTTAATGTTCATGTTGAGGATGGTACACTACCCGATAAGATCAACTCACCAGAAGATTGTTCAAGGTGTGCATATGCCCATATGTGTTTACCTGACCTGATTGCTACTGGTAATCTTGAACTGTTTAATAATGAAGAGATTGAGGAACTATTGAAGCAGAGAGATGATGCCCAACCTGCCAAGAAGCGTTTTGATGCTATCGAGAGACAACTGAAGAAGAAGTTGATTGAAGGTCAGGACATCTTGTGCGGTGAATACATCGTACAATGGAAAGAGGTTATTAAGAAAGCGTATGAAGTCGCTGCAAGTAAATACTGGAAGAAGACAGTTATCTGTGTGAATCCAGATGAAGCTAAAGAGTCAGAGACAGCTTAACATAACCCGTACCGTCTAAACTAAAACTTAATAGTCGATTATTCAGCTTTATAGTTTTGGGTTATATATTGAACACATTTAACGTGGCGGTGCGGGTAACTTTGAAAGGATAAATTATGCCAGAGAAATGTGAATGGGAAAAAGAGGACGATGAACATTATCACACAGACTGCGGCCACTGGCAATTTTGGCTAAGTGGTAATCCGTTAGCTGAATGTGGATATGTGTTTTGCCCATTTTGTGGCAAAGAAATACAGGTAATTGATTAGCCGAAAGGAATGCTATGCCAAGAAACATGAGTTTTGCGATGACAACTGAGCAGGTCAGAGGGAGAACGATAACTGTTACTCGTCGATTTGGCTGGTGGTTCTTAAAACCCGGCGATGTAGTTTGCGCTGTTGAAAAAGCAATGGGTTTACAGAAGGGAGAAAAAGTTAAACGGCTTGGCATGATACGAATTGTATCAACTAGGGCTGAACCATTGGACGTAATAACACAAAAGGATGTTATTAAAGAGGGATTCCCTGATTGGACGCCGTTAAAGTTTGTGCAGTTCTTAGTAAAATATTATGGAGCAGCCGACGATTTGCTTGTGAACAGGATAGAGTTCGAGTATGTGGACGAATAAAAAGATTAGCCGGAAAGACCGGCAGAAAGTGAGACTAGAATGAAAAAGAAAATGGTAGTAGTGACAACCGATAAGGATTGCCGAGGCGTGTTCATGGGTGAACTGCTTCGTTATGACGAAGACAAACAGATTGCCGTATTGAAAGATGCACAAATGGCGGTGCATTGGTCGCAAGCAACTAAAGGCGTTTTAGGGTTAGCTGCACATGGTCCGCAAAAAGGCTCTCGCATAACTCCGCAAATTCCGCAGATTGAAGTAAACAAAGTTACTTCTGTTATGTCGGCAACAGATAAAGCTGTTGCCGTATGGAGGACTGAGCTGTGGGATTAAATAGCATTTACGGTTACGGTTACGGTTCCGGTGACGGTGACGGTGACGGTTACGGTTCCGGTTACGGTTACGGTTACGGTGACGGTTACGGTGACGGTGACGGTTACGGTTACGGTTACGGTTACGGTTACGGTGACGGTGACGGTTCCGGTTACGGTTCCGGTGAAATAAATATCCTTAAGCAGAATGCTTTCAAGGCGTTTCATTATATCAAACGTATTGGCAATAAACTAAAAACGCGAAATGGCGATTTTGTGCAAACAGGAGAGGTTTTATATGAGCCGGAAATTAAAATGTGTGAGTATGGCCTCCATGCTAGTTTGAGCAAAAAGGACGCACGACAATATAAACCAGCCAATAGCGTATTGACAAAAGTTATTGTTTGGGGCCAAGTTATTGTAAGTCAAGATAAACTTGTAGCGACTCATCGTAAGATAATTGAAGTAGTTGATATTTAGCCGGGAAGACCGGCAGATCGGAGCGTGTTATGAAGAAACTATGGATTATTATTGTGGCGGGTGTGTTGTTGCTTGGTTGCAACGGCACAAGCCAAGAGAGGCTAGACGGTTTGGTGGCATTTCTTGGCATGGCCAAAGATCAGTCGGCACTGGTTGACGATGATGTTGCTACGTTGCAGCAGACGTTGACAGATTTGCAGGTAGCGGCTGACGACCCTGCACTATCACCAGCGGACGCGGCGAAGATTGAGGCCACGTCGACCGTAGCGGCTGAAAAGCTGTCGGAGGCGTTAGATGTTAAGGCGAAGATTGACAAGGCTGTAGTGGACGCAGAGGCGGCTATTGCTGAGATTGCGGCAGGCGGTGACGCTAATATCGGGGACGAAATACAAGCGGCAGGGGCTACGCTTACGGCTGTTAGCCCAGCAATACCTCCACCGTGGGGAACTCTTACGGGTATTGCCGGAACATTGCTCGCAGCCTTTGGTGGCATTATTGCTAAGCGATACAAAACCGCGTTGGTTGACGTTGTGGGGTCGGTTGATAAGGGTGTGGATGTTTTGGTTGGTTATTCCAAAGCAGAATTTGTTGCAGAATTGAAAGCTAACCAGAAGAAGCCCGCTACTAGGGATATTGTTCGCAAGATACGCGAAGCCTAATCGCTACGGCTTGCCGTGGACATGGTGTGGCGGAATTGGCAGACGAGACGCTACATACGAATAGTGACAACATTACTAAGAAACAAGTACCATCCGGTTGAGAGCCCGTTAGTGCGTTGCTTGACGATGAAGATTGCGGGTTCGAGTCCCGCCACCATGTTTTGTAGTCACTCAAATATCCACAAGGTGTTTTGCGGATACTGAAACAGTGAATGGATAGCAGAAAGGAAACGAAATGACAGTTCAAATACTAACTATAAACAAGCTTGAAGAAGGCAACCGAATCCCTCCTAGAGAACTACTTGATAGGAATCTTTTATCAATTAAAGCCGAAACTGAGGGTCTGCCGCAAAAAGATGATGCCCAAACAGAATTGCGTAACTTTTACAGAAACTTACCTACAAAAACTCGTCCTGAGTTGATCACTAATGATATGGATCAAACTATTCTTTGTGTCTGCTTAGATTGCAAAGAAAGATTCTGGGCAGACGAAAGAGATGTTCGTTATCGTGACAATTATTACAGAAAAATAAAACTTTCCTGTCCTTTTTGTGGGGATAAGAAATGAAACCAAACTACCTGATACCTTTTGCTATTCTTGTCTTGTTCGTGTTTCTGGTGGGTATATCTGTTGGCAACAACGCTAAGAAAGCCGCCCGCATTGCATCAAACTGGCAAATGAACTATCCAGATGCTATGTGGGCTGGTGGTAGATTACTTAGCGACCCTAACGAGGTAGTGTTAGTTAGACATGCTTTGCCAATGGTAAAGAGAGGCGAGATAATATACATAGACTTGAGGATAAACGGATTGCCTGAGCCTGTTCGAGTTGGGTTCAGGTACGAAATGTCGGATAGAGTCGATTTGAAGAGTTTTAAGAGGTGAATAAAATGGAAAAACTACCCCCACAAAACCCGGAGGCAGAAACGTGTGTACTGGGTTCTATAATCCTGGATGAAGACGATGAGGTCCGGTCTGATATATTTAGTCTCATATCAATGGATGACTTCTATTGTAATGTTAATCAGATTGTATTTAAGGCAATGTTCGCATTGCAAGCTGATAACCTCCCGATAGATTTAGTTACATTAAGGGACCAGTTGAATAAGACTGAATCTCTGAAGGTCGTTGGCGGCATTGATTATCTGATAGAATTAGCTGAAAGCGTTCCTACGTCAGCTAATGGTTCATACTATGCTAAGATAGTGAAAGAGAAGGCTACCTTGCGGTCTTATATTAAGATGGCAGGGCAATTGATTGAAGCTGCATATCATCCTGCTGCTGACTTATCTGTTATTGCCGATCAAGCTGAGTCTGCCTTGATGAAGGTGAGTGAACAGAAGCAGATAGTTAAACCGGAACATATCTCTGTAATTATGCCCAGAGTAGTTGAAAGTGTTAAACGGCGAGCCATACATGGTGCTGAAGGAATGGCTACTGGATTCAGAGATGTCGATGATGTGGTGGGAGGGCTACACGCTGGTGAAATGATTGTTGTCGCTGGCCGCCCTTCGATGGGCAAGTCTATTCTTGCTATCAACATCGCCACTAATGTCGCTGCCGCTGGGGGGGCGGTAGCGGTCTTTTCACTTGAGATGTCTGCTGACGCTCTGATTGAGAGGCACTTAGCCGCATCCAGTGAGCTTGGCTATTATCAGATGCAGAAGGCGTACCTGGGTGACGTTGGAATAACTATGATGGAATATGTTGCGGCACAAGAGTCTATGCTACCGCTACTTATCTGTGATTGCCCGAAGTTGACCCCGTATGGGTTAAGGAGTCAATGCCGGATATTGAAGCGTAAACACGATATCAAGCTGGTTGTGATAGATTATCTGCAATTGATGGAGATTAAGGGTAAGGGCAAGAGATACGAAGCGGTGGGCGAATGTTCCCGGTTAGTTAAGTTATTGGCAAGGGAGCTTGATATTCCTATCGTTGTGGTATGTCAGCTTAATCGGTCTGCTGATGATCGTACTAATAACCGGCCTGCTATGTCCGATCTGAGAGAGTCTGGTTCGCTTGAACAGGATAGTGACACTATCATGCTCCTTCTCCGTGACGATTACTATAAGAAGGATAAGGCACAACATGATGGTATGGCTACACTTATAGTTGCCAAGCAAAGGAACGGACCAACTGGAGACATTAAGCTACGATTTGAAGGCAATAACATGAGGTTCTTGGACGCATGAAAGGAATAATAAATGCCAAGTAAAGAGCGTAGAGATGCAGATAGAGAGCGTACAGAAGCGAAACTGGCCAAGTCTTTATGTCGCGATAAAAAGTGGGGCATAAAGCAATTGATTAAGGCAGAGACAGCTTTGTATTATGGACCTCGGAAGGCGAAAGAAGTGCTGGTCCGAGCGAAGGCGGTTGGTCCATCCAGTCAGACAGAGCTATTTAATGACCGGATAGCGGAATACGAGAGGATGACAAGGAGTTTAACATGAGTAGAATATTAGTCGCATCTAAGCGACCGTAATATCAGATGGAGTTTAATATGAGTAAGACGTTGTTTAGTTACGCTAAGTCGCATTGTGCCAACTGGGGCAATCATAATGGCTGTTATCTCCATGAGGTGATAGAGTGGAATCCACCGAAAGCCGGGGCGGGCCGGTGTGTATTACTGGATGATGAGCCATGCGACTATTTCCGGGCTTGTGTTGTGAAGGTTGCCCCGGTCCCGATTCAGCAGGAATATATGGAGATAGACAAGAAACTTTCGGTGGTCAAAAAGACCTCTTGACCCCCTGTTTAAGGGGTGGTATTTGTAGAGGGTGTCAAAGTACCATTAAATTATAAAAGCCTCTGTTTCTGCACCTTTTCAGTCAAAAAGTGTGCAAAACAAGCCACTACAGAGAAAGGACAAGTGTCATGCCAATCAATAAAGTCAGGGAAATGAGTGAAGTCCAGAAAAAGAAGCACGCTCAACTTCCGAATGCTGAAAAGATATGTTTTAAGACGGCTTGTACAACACGCTCTAAGCGGGCGGCTATCAAGGCAATGTGTAGAGAGTGTTTTGGGTGGGAGAATCCGGTTAAGCAGATACGAGAATGCACCTCTAAAGATTGCCCATTATACAACCACCGTCCGTATAAATAGGAGACAAGTAATGGCTCATATTAAGTGTATTTACGAGGAATCAAACCCTCAGCAGGTGCGTGGCTTATGTAAATGCCCAGAGGCACATAGGTTAGCGGGTGTAGCAAGGAGTATCGGGATGTTTCAGTCGGCAACGATGGTTGAAAATCTCCTTTGCTCCTATCCGGACTGTGTTTTTTATGAAACTAAACTTGACAAACCCGGAACCGTGGAGTAGTGTTTAAGTAGCTAACTAAGGTGATATATGATTTCAACAAATAATAGCCCTGACGGACAAGTCTTTATTGCCTTGGTTAGCACTGTTGGGGCTATTTTTTTAATTACCGAGGTAGTTAGATGAGTGGTTACACTAAGCTGTATAAGAGCCTTATTACCAGTACGATATGGCAGGAAGATAATGCAACTCGAATATTGTGGATTACTATGTTAGCAATGAGCGAAATGGATGGAACGGTTGAGGGGTCAATACCTGGAATGGCAAGGTTGGCAGGGGTAACTATTCCAGAGTGTAAAGATGCTATCAAAGTGCTGACATCACCAGACGAATATAGCCGTACAAAAGATCACGAAGGTCGAAGAATCAAGGAGATTGACGGGGGATGGATTATCCTAAACCGTGACAAATACAGGGATAAGCACGAAAGTAGGGCAGAGTATTACAGGAACTATAGGGCTAAACAGAAGGAAGAGAGGGAGTGGAATACCACAACAGTTGCGCAACAGGATAGCAACAGCGTGCAACAGAATAACACACAGAAAGAGAAAGAGGAAAAGAAAGAGGAAGAGTTAAAGGAAGATAAATATAAAGAACTCTTTGACACTTTTCGTAAGAAATACCCTGCCAAAAAGAGAGGATTGAATACAGAATTCTATAACTTTAAGAAGAAACATAAGGATTGGAAAGAAGTATTACCACTCCTAATACCTTCTCTTGAACAGCAAATATCAATTAGAGATAATACACCGAGGGCAACTTTTATACCAGAATGGAAACAGTTGGTAACATGGATAAACAATCGGTGCTGGGAAGAAGAGAGTGGTGGCGATGTTAATATAGGTAAGACAGAGGACTTTTCAGAACAGACCAAGACAGAGGTGGCAGGGATGAAGATACCTAAATATCCTTCACCGAAACAAGAACCAAATGACGATGTACCTTTTTAAGGAGACAATGATGGCTAAGAAGAAAAAAGAAGTAGAAAAAGTTGTGGTATCTGTGGAAGTTGAAGCTGGAGTGTATGAAGATTTGGATATTCGGGCCACTGCTTTCAACACGATAGTGGAGTTACAGCAGGGTGTCCACCAGAAGCAGTTGCTTATGAAGACGAAGCATGACCAATACAAAACAGCCAAGCAAGAATACGAGGCTGCTGTGGAGTTTCTGATGGAGCAGATTGTGGCCCTGGGTAGGGAAGAGCCTTTGTTCGATCAGGCTAACCAAGATGACACACCTGACAAGGGTGAAGACGAGAATATGACTGCCGAGGAATTGGCGGGAGTGAAAGATGACTAAAGACATCATCACCTTCACCGTACCCGGTAGCCCGCAATCGTTAAAGCGACATCGGACGTTCCGCAGGGGTGATTTTGTCGGTCAGTATGACCCAAGCAAGGGTGATAAGCAGGATTTTCTTGCTAAATGTATGGAGTATAAGCCCTCAGTTCCGTGGTCGGGGCCACTTAGAGTTGACCTTTTGCTGTTTTTTCCCCGGCCACGGAGCCATTTTCGTACTGGCAAGCATAGTGACGAGTTGAAACCAAATGCCCCGATGTGGCATGATAAGAACCCAGACCGCGATAACGTGGAGAAGTTTGTATGTGACGCACTGAACGGTATCTTCTGGTCTGACGACCGGATTATCTGTGATGGTGTGATACAGAAGAAGTATAGTGACAGACCAAGAATTGAAATAACTATTGAAAGGATTGAATTATGAGTAACGAGATTATCAAATTGGATTCACCGGAATTACAGACGATCGAGTCTTCAAAGGCCGAGCAAATTAAAGCCACGTTTGAACCAATGGCTGTAATGCTTACGGAGCTTGAAAGTGTTTTTAACGAGGTGATAACGGAGTCTGAAAAAGAGATTACGCCAGTGGTAATAGTCAAAGCTAAACGGCTAAGACTTGATATTAGCAAGATTCGGATTGCTACTGAGAAGGCCCGGAAGACACAAAAAGAGGAATACTTACGGGCCGGTAAAGCAATAGACGGTGTGAGTAATATTTTGAAATGGGCGGTAGTTGACAAAGAGAATAAGCTCAAGGATATCGAAGATCACTTTGTAATACAGGAGCAAAAACGAGTAGCCGCATTGCAGACCGAGCGAGCCGATAAGTTGTTGCCGTATATAGAAAATGCTCACGACCTTAACTTATCCGGCATGGAAAATGATGTTTGGTTAGCCTACTATAACACCAAGAAAAAAGAACACAATGACATGCTAGAGGCAGAGCGAGTGGCGGAAGCCGAGAGGGTAGCCAAAGAAAAGGCCGAAGCCCAAGAACAAAAGCGTATCAGGGAAGAAAACGAACGATTGAAAAAAGAGGCAGAAGAAAAAGACCACGTAGCCAAGATTGAAGAGGCTGAAAGGGTTAAGGCTGATGCTGCTAAATGTAAGATACGTGAAGAAAAAGAACGCAAGGTGCATGAGGCCAATGAAGCCGCATTAAAGATAGCGCGTGAAGCCAGAGAGAAAGTAGAAGCTGAGTTAAAAGCTAAAGAGGAAGCTGAACGCAAGGCAAGGGTAGCTGAGGCCGAGAGGGTCCAGACTGAGCTGAATAAGGGCGATGCTGCCAAAGTAAAAGACCTAATCTCCGACCTGAAGGTTCTGCAAACTAAATACGTCTTTGAATCTGCCCAAAATAAAGAGGTGTATGCCAGTATAGGAATACATCTCCAACATTCGATTGACCTTATCAATGGATAATGTATGCAAGAATAGAGATAACAGTGGAGAAGTTATGAATGAGCAAGTTATATGGCCGACTGTGGTTGTTGAGGAGAGCATCATCCCCTTTGTAACGTGGTTTAAGTTGCGAAAAGAAAGAAAGGAGCTTCATGCGTTGTGTTTGATATATGAGAGCCAAGGATATGTATTTGGAGAAATAATGGAAACATTATGGAAAGAGCTGGTGTTTCGTAATTGTTTTAGATCGAAAAGAAAGATTAAGCACATTTACGTAGAGGGCAAAAGATGAGTAACCCAAAGCGCGAGCGACGAACAAAGATTCTACAATCTAACTGGGATGTGATAGGTGAAGACATCCGCGAGAAGTTGCTTAATGCAAAAAAGCGTAAGAAACTTCCATCCGGTACAATCTACCCCGATGTGATGGATGTAGTGAACGACGACCCTTGGGTTTATATCTTACCAGGTATCTCAGACGGCGTATTCCTTGAGAAGCTGATTGATAAGACATCGGACGACGAGGTAATCATCCTACTGGAGAAGTCCCCGTCTATTCTGAAATACGCACTGGGACGGATAGATATATCAATGGCCATCTTAATGAATAAGATCATCCTGATTGATACGGAGAAGCCAAGTGAGATAGTTATCCGGTTGCAGTTGAGTGTGGATAGATTGAGTCGTGGTGTTAAGATAGTCAAACCTGTATGGAACTATGACAATGCGTTCTGGTCTGCTGCTGCCCGCGTTGTCATGGACTATGCAGATGCACAGAAGACTCTCATGCTCACCCAGATGACCAATAGCAAGGTAACAGCGGATAATATCTTGGGTAACAGCTACTTCTACCTCCATAACCCAACGATTGAGAATCTAAAAGATTGCGTAAAAGAAAAGAGTGCCACGCTTGTCACGGTGGCGGCAGGCCCAAGTGTTGACGATGTTCTGCCCGGACTGAATCAACTCAGCGAGTTGCCGCCATTCGTGACATGCTTAACTATGTTGAAGCCGCTACTAGCTCATGGTATTAAGCCCGCATACGTTACTGCACTGGATTACCATGAAATATCAGGACGGTTTCTCGATGATGTAACGCTGGAGCAGTGTGAAGGTACGGTATTCCTGATGGACCCGAAGGTTAATCCAGTGGTCATTAAGAATATCCAGAAGATGGGTGGTAAGTTGTGCTTCTTCTCTGATGGATGGCTCAATGAGTTGTGCGGGCTAAAGAGAGATGATTATATCGGTGGCTGTTCTACGGTAGCACACCTGAGCTTCCAGGTTGCTGCGTGGCTGGGTGCAGAGAAGATCATTATGATTGGTAACGACCTATCGTTCCCAGATGAGAAGTATTACGCTGAGGCTGTATATGAGCATCACAAGTGGAAAGAACCGTCAAGGCTAATGACATCACCACAACATCGGATGCTGAGAGTGTGTAAGAATAAAGAGGGTGACCCTGTGTATTCTGATGAGCAGATGGTGAGTTACCTGAAGCAGTTCGAAATGATGTGGAGAAACTTCGATGGTACTGTCGTCGATTGTTCCCATCCCAAGAGTGTTAAGAAGGCCCACTGTGAAGAGATGGATTTGGATAAAGCTATTGAGACATACCGCAACAGTGGAGAGCTATCGTTCCCGGACTTAGTGGAACAGAAGATGGACATGAATGATGTATTTGAGCATATAGATAAATATCTGGGTGAATTGGATAGATTCATCATATCTCATAAGAAGATTTTGAACGCTTACACAATGCTGGAAGGGAAGTTTGAGGATGAGGTCTTATGGAATAAAGCCAGGGCAATCATTATTAAGGAGAAGAAGACGCTGGACGAGCTTATGCACCTTGCTCCCCGTATTGAGAGCTTTTCTGGTATCGCAGAGTTTATCAAGCGGTGGGAAGATACTATATGCAAGCGACATGAAGATAAATGGGATAAGCATAAGATTAAGGAACATCGATTCAGTCGTGACTTGCGATATATATCAAACATCCAGAACTCAGCGGAGAAGATGTATGAGATAATCAGTGAAATGCGTGACGGCCTAAAGAATAAAACTTTGTAAGGAGATAGATATGAAACCACAATACAAAACAAGAGAAGCGTTGATCGGGGCATTGGAAAGACAAGAGAAGAAGCACTCTGACTTGATTAAGTCACACAAGAAGCATGAAGAGACAGTGGGTAAATTACAGACAGAGCTTGCCGCTACTCAAGAGGTCGCTGTAGCTGCACGTAAGGCATTAGCTACAACCGAGAGGTTACTAATCGAGATGGGCGACCTGAAGATAGCCGCTGCCCGAACCCGTATCCAGGAGATAATTAAAAGAGGTCTAATGGATGGTAAAAATATCAAACACTTTTGTGGAGATTAAGAAGATGGACCGTTTGAAATATTTCAAACAGAGTAAGCTTTGCGGTAAGAATATAGGCCATCATATTGATAAACACCTCAAGCAAGCAGGACTCATAAAAGACGGAGTACTGGATGTGGATCAATTGCGACAAATGGTATTGACCGGGAAGGTATGGTCGATAAGAGGGATAGGTGAAACTTCTATTATGTCTATATGCGACTGGCTTGAAGAGCAAGACAAGAAAGATGAGGCTAAAAATGACCTGTAAAGACATAACACTAATAAACCCTCCTGTGAGATTGCAAGATAAACCGCGTAACTTTCCACATGGACTGGGAAGCATAGCTGCTGTATTAATAGACGCTCATATAGATGTTGGTGTGATAGATGCTAACGCTCTGCGTATGCCTGATGATATGGTGATTGAAGAACTAAAGAAGCAGTCACCGAAGTATATCGGTATCGGTGGTATGGTAACTACGTACACATGGCAGAAGAGAATGGTCCCGCTGATTAAGAATGCACTGCCTGATGCTAAGATTGTACTGGGTGGCGGACTTGCTACTGCGTGTACAAAGATCGTGGAGAGGAATATACCGCATGACTTTCTAATTACTGGTGAAGGTGAAGATAAGATTCTTCGGGAAGTGTTTGGGATAGATATATCACCCCCAGAGGAATTCAACTTTGACCATCCTGCATACACACCATACTATCTATTTCCGATGAAGGTGTACTTGTCTAATCCCGTTGTTGGTTTTGGCAGGGATATGGATATGATAACGTCCAAAGGATGTCCTTACGATTGCAGGTTTTGCTATAGACTGAGTGGGACTAAGTGGGTGAGTAAATCTGCATCTACTGTGGGATGCGAGATTTCCCGCCTTAGAAAAAACTATCTAATAGACTTTGTTTCCTTTCAGGACGACTGCTTTGTTATAAACAAGCAAAGGGTCTATGATATATGTTCGATAATAAGAGTGCATTTTTCTGACCTCAAATGGTCATGCACTGGCCGGGTGGGTATCTGCGACCTCGATATGCTCAAAGAGATGAAAGCATCGGGATGTGTATCAGTGAGCTATGGCATTGAGTCAGGTAGTAATAAGATGCTCAAGTTAATGGGCAAGAAACAGACAGCAGCACAGGCTGCACAAGCCATCAAGGACACAAGAGAGGCAGGTATGCTATGCCCGACCTCGTTCATCTTCGGATACCCAGGTGAGAATCCAGACACTCTAATGGAGACTCAAAACTTCTGCATAGATAATCAGATACCACTGACCTCACTGATGTATGCGACACCATATCCGGGTACACAACTATACGAACAGGTACTTGGTCTTATTAGGGCAGCGTTCGTAAGCGAAGAAGCGTATCTTGGCGCATTGTGTGATAGCGGGGATTGCAACAATTTTTTAATAAACCTTGCGTGGCCAACTAATGTTCCTAGTTTAGACCAATGGTGTGTTAATGACGCGATAATACAGACGCATGACGGCATGATTCAAACAGTCAATAAGAAGGTTAAGCCATATATGACTCAAGAACAGATAGCTGAATTGTACGGCCCCAACTTCAAGGGGTTCAGTGATAAAGATAAGGAACACCGCAGACAGCATGGATTTAATTTGGGAGATTAAGAACATGGATACAGTAGTAATAATACCAGCAAGAGCAGGTAGCAAGGGGCTGGAGAATAAGAATATGATGAAGATTGGTGGCTTATCACTAGTTGCCCATACCGTGTTGTATGGGTCACGAACTGGATGCGATGTGGCATTAACAACGAATATTACATTATGGGCTAAATATGATAACTCAATCGCAACATATGGACTGAAAACTATAGCCAGACCCGAATGTCTATGCCAAGACGATACCTCAATTGACATGGTGTTGAGACATGCCGTAGAAAGGCTCAAGCCCGACTCATACGAATATGTGGCCCTACTGTACCCGAATGTAGTACGCAAGCCGGGCATACTCAAGGCGTGTATTGATAAGATCAAAGAGACTGGTTGTGATTCAGTCCAGACTGTTACAGAGGTATCTGAGCAGCATCCATTCTTCATGCACACTAAGAACAAGGACGACCAGATTCACAAGCTAATCTATAACCAGGTATATCGCAGGCAGGAACTACCTAAGTACTACTACGTAGATGGAGCAGCAGCAGTAGTTAAGACAGAGGTGTTGATGGAAGCAAACACAAGCGACGACCCGCACGCCTTCTGGGGCACAGATCGCCGTTGTGTTGTCCAGCAGCAGGGCGATTCAATTAACATAGACACCCAGCACGACTACGAGATGGCTGTAGATTATATGGCCCGACTCACCTCTGGTAAATGACCAAGCATACGTAAGGCTCGATAGACTGTGGATATGCTGATGCTCTGGGTCTTAGCTATGGTCGGAGCCTTCATACCATTCATGGCCAGACTATTGATAGCCTTAACATGGGCATCGGTCAGCTTAGTCCTCCGGCCCTTACGAGAGCCGCCCCACTTCTTACCAGTCCACTCATGCTGGCATGTCTTGCACTTATAATGGAACTCTTTAGGATGCTTCTGCCTGGGGTCGGGGGTAGGCTTACACTTAGCCTTACACTCTGGGCAGTTAGATCGCCGGGCAGCAGAGATACCGGCCCGAATCCTCTCGGCCCTCATATCAGCCTCATATTGAGCGAATGAGGCCATAATGTTAGTTATCAGCTCGCCCAGCTCTGTTGAGTTATCTATGCCCTCAGATACGGATATGATGTTGACCTGGTTATCCTTGCACAACTGGAAGAACTTGCAAGCCTCAATCATTGACCTGCCCAACCGATCAACACGCCAGACCACCACACGCTCTATATTGCCTCCTGAGACTAATCGTTCTAAATCGTAGTATTGTGGCCTACCTGTACGCGAACGCCCGGAGGCGGTATCCTCAAGCCAAATCTGGTCTTCTGGGTGTATATGTGATAGCTCTAACCAACGTTCTATGTCTGGTCGCTGACTGGCTGTACTCTGATGGCCCGTACTAACCCGCATGTATATTGCTGTTTTATTCAATTTCCACCCCCAGTACCGAATCATGGATGAACTCGGCAGCTTCGTAGAAAGCATTGATATTGGCAATCTTTGCCTCTGCTGTCATCCCGTCCCGACTTATAATTCGCTCGATCTCAGTAGTTATCGCGCCCATAATCATAAGCCAGACTTTAGTATCCAGTTGGATACAATGCTTGACCAGGAGTGAGTCCGGTTCATGCTCAATCATATTAAGCACGACTTCACCTATTGCACGCCGTACTTCTTTTGCTTTTGTTCTCATATGTTCCATTGTAATTGCTCCTTATAGTTTGCCATTGGCTTTACAGTCTCTTTTTTTACCGTCTGAGACTTCCCATAGTATATTGTGAGAGGTTCTGTCATTGTAGTCACTAGGCAGCCAGCCAGCTTTTTGCATTATCTCAATAGCTGTCTGGCGATAATGCTCATCGTATCCATAGGTCAACTCGTGGGCTACCTCTGCGCCGTCTGAGTGTCTAGTACACCTTACAGAGTGATAGGTATTACCCCAATACTTGTCAAACCATCGGCACGCCTTTACTGAGAATTGTTTTTCCATTGTCTTAATCCTTTCATTAGTGGTTATTCGTTACAAAAACCCCTTGCCGGATTCGATCCCGGTTACGATCCAAGGGGTAGGCTATCACCTCTTTTCTTTGTGTAATTGATAAACTATTCCAGCTATAAAGATTGTGCCCCAAATGCCATAGGCTAGGATGTAGGCTAGGATTTTCATGTTATAGCCCCGCCATAACTAGAGATAAGGCAGATTCAAAGACATCGCCGGGCAAGCGGTTCTTTTTATCGCCACTGTCTATGGCGTTTAGGTGTTTCTCGGTTGTCGGTCCCCAATCATTCTCTCGAATAACTAACAAGCCATTTTGACGGAACGCCACCGGCGTTTTATAGCTGTAATACACGTCAACTCCAGCCATACTAAACTTCAAAGCCCGGATATTGCCTAATTCATCACTATAATTCCCGTAACCTTCAAAACTTGGTAAATTCATTGTTTTTCCCTTTAGGTAAGATGTTAAATAATATGTCCATACATTAAGTCTATAGTGTTATATATTTTCAAAGACTTACAGTCTTTTAGCCGTCTGATATATAATAACGTAGCCCCACGATCTTTGAAGTGGTCCGCTATTTCGCAAGCTTTCCATAATTTAACCGCTTTACTTCGCTTCCCGTTCCATACTATGCAATAGGATTCCATGTTTTTAGTCCCCAATCTGTGTTTCGCTATACCAATAGCAATAGCCTACAATGGCCACCGCTGCGATTGTTGTTAGGATGTTAGAGAGCATTGATTAAACCTTACTACACAAAAACAGCGTTCTTGAAGTTATCATCGGCCTGCAAAATACAGCGGATACTGGCAGCACCTGTAAAATGAGGGTTGACCGGCCAACGTATAGCAAAACCCTTTTTAGGCATCGGGCTGACTTCCAGTGTTTTCTCGTCCGGCATCACAACGCGGTATCTATTCCCGCCCAGTTCTTCAATTGCCAAATTAAAGTCTATTTGTTCAGTGTTTTCGATGCGTTCCATTGTAATTTCCTTTCGATTAGTGGTTGCTCTGTTCAATCAATACTACCCAAAAACAACTGTCAATATGACAACTAGCATAATCCCATATCTGTTTGCGCCAGTTGTAGTCGTTGTCATCATAACAATAAATCATAATATATGTCCCTTCGTTTGAGCAAATAACCTTGTTTCCACTAACAGTATAACCCGTATCGGCCAAGAAGCAAACGATACTTGAAAAGATAATTATCTCATCTATTAATAAACAGAGATAACCGTATCTATATCAATCAATTACATCTATTTGATAAATCTTCATTTAATTCAATAATCTTGAGATAACAATAGAATGCAGCTAATCAGTCTTATCTATTACAATATGTAAAATGGTATGCTATTTGCTCTTAATATTATATTATCTTATATTCTCTTAAGAGTAAGAAGGTATATACGTTCTATACTGTATTGTCTGAGATATAGTTTTATTCTATTCAATCTGATCAGAGTTATTTATTAAGTGAGTGAGTGAGTGAGTGAGTGAGTGACACACATTGACACATAGTGTTCCATGTTAAGATGACACACTCGATAGGTATAAGACTATAGGCCTACTACTTTAGGGGTACAACGATATAAGTATATGTCTTGATGGATAGGTAAAGAGTGATAGTTACTACTTGACCAGAGGCAGTAGATCGGGACGAGTAACAGCAATCAATGGGCTATAGCTGGCAAGCAATCAATGTATTGTCATATCAACTATCCAGGAATATCGTTCATAAGTCTATTGTTTAGCAGGGTTCTGGTAGTGTTGTTGGTGTTCTGGTGGTCTATAGTTGAAAGAACGTGTTCTAATCGCACCCAGGAACCATTCTCGCACCCGTGAACCAACAACGCAGGCGTTCTAATCGCACCCCCGTGCCCCTGCGTTTTTTGTTCGTGCCCCCCGGTGCAATCCCCCCTCCCCCCCTGCCGCATATACGTGTTACTTAGCCTCTAATTTCTCTATTAGAAAAGCGGACTATCTTTTCGGTCCGGTTTGGATATATAAGTCTAGTTTTATAGGCGAGTTATGAAAAGCGGACTTTTTGTACACTCCGGTTTGTTTTATTTTTTTAATAATAAATTTGCAATATGGGATGTGTGTAGTATATTTAATTAACAGCGTGGGCTTGTGTGCATTTTACAGTCTACATGAGTTCGCGCTTTTTTTAGAAAGATGTAAGATGCAGGTTCTAATCAAAAAAGAGTTAATCCTTGAGAATTGTTACATACTGGGTGGATTCTCTAAAAATTCTATGTTCAACCCCTCGGAAGAAACCAGCGGTACGAGTTCCATTTATCTGGAAGCTGGCCTAACTCATGACTAACTACGGCTATACTGGGGCAATGCGAACAGAAGTATTTTACTTAGTCTTTGATTTACAATTGAGCCAGTTGATTAATATACCTCATTAGTATAATATGAGATAGAACTCGGTGTAGATATGGGTATTGAATTAAAGTATTGAATTAAAGAGGTGTTAATATTATGGAAAGCGAGAAGCTGCAATTAACGAGAGATATGGCTCATGGTATGGAGTTAGCTGCTGAGATAATGCACGATATGATGAAGGATTCTGACAGTAGGGCTTTGAGTCAAAAGGTTGACGGTAGGATGACGATAGGGATATGTCGGCATGATATTGCGGTGATATTTGCGGCCTTATTGATGTATTGTATGGCTATGATAGAGGAGGTTGATGGTGACTGGAGTGGTCCTATTAAAAACGTGTTATCTTTGGCAGATAAGTTTTTAGACGGTTTGCCTTCTGATTATATTGAGAGGCATGGTATATTGAGTTATGACAAATGAAGAGATGTTGGATTATTAAATTCACTTTAGTACTTATTTTGAAAGGGAAGTTATTATGGGAACAGAAGTTAAGAAGAGTGCCTTTGAGTATGTGATACACGATGGAGAGAAGATTTTGGAGCGTGATGCGGTAATGGCTGTAAGTCGAGAGCAGGCATTGGTGCTTATCGGTTCTCGAACTAAGCCTGACATTGACGCTGCTGGTGTTGAGGTATTACTACGTCCCTTTTGTCGAGAGTTCAAGTGACCAGTTGACCCGCATTATGAACGGTATCATGGCCCTCCCGGAGAATAAGAAGGCTATCAGTGACGCGGTATTTGGGAACTTAGCTGGGGTGGACCATTTTACTAAGGTTGGCTATTCATCCAAGACCGCTACCCATCCCTGGTGGAATTCATGGGGGCATGAAGCTGGCTCTGCGAGGCTAACATCTTTCATAGCCGGCAAGTTAGAATCTGAGATGGTGGATATGTTTGACAGTTGTGAGTCAACGGACCATCCTTCTGATGGCGACCTAATCTCCCTAACCCCGAAAGAGTTGCAGAGGTCTTTGGACTGGGATAAGGCTCATGCTCCGGGCGATAGAATTAAGACTACCTTTGGCGCTTATAGGTATGTGCAGTTTGGTGGGGGTAGTATTGGCTCTGGCGAAGTTCTGGGCCCGGTCAAAGAAACTACTATCCGTAAGATCAATAACTTCTTTCCTGACAGCATGTTGGATGGATATGAAGAGGGTGGCCTCCCGATGGGACCGCAATTGACCCCTGACGAGCAGTATGTGATATATCGCAGGTGTGCGTATGAGATTGAGGGTCGAAAGCGCGGTCTGCTATCTGACTGGAGGCTCGCAGAGGTCAAGCGTAAGATTATAACAGCATGTGGCTTTCAGGTTACTTTACAGCATAGGCTATGCGGGCTTGTTGTATTCAATATCTAACATGAGTTAAATTTTTTATTCACAGTAATTTAGAGAAGATTATGGCAGGGCTTAGGTCTTGCCATTTTTTTATACACGGTCGGTCATATCTGTAAGTTTATACCTGTAAGATGTTTATACATATCTGGTTAGTCAACCATGTTTAGTTATCACCGCGCGCTATATGTCAGAGGGGGTAGCGCGCGGTGATTTCTGGGTAATTTAATTATTTTGGTTAATTTGACAAGATGGGAAAAATAGGCAATGTTAATATAGCTAATATGTTAATATAGGATATTTACACTACTTTGAAGGATGAGGCATGACCACACATGGCACAACCAACAAACGGAAGTTTCAGGCTTACAGCGTTGACAATAGCAGTTTTAATATCAGTTGTAGGGATGGCCGTTGCCTGGGGGACGCTTAATACAACCGTCGAAGAACATATTAAGTACGACGAGCGGTGTACCACTGATGCCCATAAGCATATATATGCGGAGGTGGCAAAGAAGGTGGATGTGAAGCAATATCAAGAGTGTATGAAGGGATTTGAGAAGGATATGAGGCTGGTTCGGGAACAGATAGGCCGGATGGATGAGAAGCTGGACAAAGTATTATTGAGGGTGAAATAAAGATGAGTCGCTATCCGCGAAACAGTCCAAAGATTGATAACCAGGCTACTAAAGGGTTGCTGGGTAAGCAATGGTTAAATGTGCAACAGACAACGCAACAGCAAGTTTCTTTATTGGCGTACATGAATATGAAGGATAATAAATTATGAGCGTAAGAGGCAGATATAGAAAAGATAGTTACAAGGGTATTGGAATATCGGTAGCGGCATCTGACGCTGACAATGATACCAAGCAATATGCGGATTACGTTTGTAACGGTACAAACGATGATGTGACAATCGAGTTGGCCCTTACTGAACTTGTGGCTGCTGGCGGAGGGACGTTGAACTTGTCAGCGGGGACGTTTTCTTTAGGTGCGGGTGAAATTAATTTAACCGAACTTCATGATGGTATCCATATTCGTGGTGCTGGTATGGGAAACTTTACATCAGCCAACTACAAAGGAACGACTATCAAGACAGATGCCCGTGGAGCCAACCTGGATATATTTGACATCAATGCTGGTGGAACCTTAGATAATGTATCTATTTCTGATATGACATTGCGATTAAATTCATCAGCCAGTGCTTTTGCTATTAGAGTAGCCGCTGCTGGTAACTGTCGGAATATACATTTGGAGCGATTAGAAATCGTAGCGGCATCTAATACCGCAGGTGGTATCGCAATTGCTTCTAGTGCCATTGATGGAATCTATATCACTGACTGTCGAATTTTTTCTCAATACACAACCTGTTATGGGATTTTCGTTAGTGCCGCCGCATCTAATATCTGGATAAGAGGTTGTTATTTAGATTTGTCTTCGGCTTCTTCATACAATGCCATTGCCATGTATAAGGATTGTTATAATTATCATATATTAGGAAATCATATTGAACATAGTGGTCATTCAGGTATAGCTCTCAGTGGTTCTTACAATGGTATAGTGTCTGGTAATTTCGTTAATGCTTCTGAACACGCATCGCAAACAGAGGCAGGAATTGAGGTTGAGTTCAAAGGTCATACTACAGCACCTCATAGTGTATATCCATCCCATGATATAGTAATTGATGGCAACATTGTAACCGCTAAAGCATCTCCGGGTGGTACTCAGCATGGTATCATGGTCAGAGTTGACGAAACTGATGTGGCTGCTATAGGGACAGCCCTGCCATACGATATCACTATTTCAGACAATAGAGTCCATGGTGTTAAATCAACTGGCATATCATTATCAAATTGCGTAAAAATCAATCTAACAGGTAATCAAATAACAGATTGTAATTACGGTGTGACTATCGCATCTACAGCAATTGATGTATTAGCGACTAATAACCAGGTACTTGGTAATACGACTGAAGATTGGGATGATAATACTAACAATAAATGTTTCGTGCAGGCTAGTGGTAACGTTTCGACTATAGGTGCTGAATTAGTTACTAATGGCGATTTTGCTGCATGGACAACTACTGACCCTGATGACTGGAATGCTACTCAACCAGATGGCAATGAGATATATGAAACAGACCGTGATGGTACGGCCGGGACAGGGGCTTGTACGATTCACGAACTCGGTGCAGGTAATTGTCTTATTGCCCAAGCAGTAGCAGTTAGTGATGATTCTGTTTACAGGTTGTCAGTTGAATTAACAGCCGTAACTGCGGGTGGTGTTAATGCTTCTTGGGCTAACATTGATATTGGCGCAGGAGTTAGCACAGCGGTATTGTTGCAGCAGGGAACGAATGTTTTAACTTGCATTCCAACACTTGCATTAACAACAAGTAATCTATCGTTTAGTCGTTCAGCCGGCGGTGCTCAATGTACTATTGACAATGTTTCTGTACGTAAGATACTGGCGGAGACTAAAACAACTACAGCTACGAACGATGAAACAATTACTACAGGCTCACCAGCTTTATCAGTTAGTGGTAATAGTACATTAGACTCTAATGGGGGTGCGATAACTGCCACGCTAGGTAGCGCCAAGAATATTGGTGACGAGAAGCTCATTGTTATGACAGAAGCTTCTAATAGTTCAACGGTTACAATCGCCTTGCATGAAACAGAGGCTGACGAAGTACTTACATTTGATGCAGTAGATGAATACGCTCTACTTCGTTGGACTGGTACTGAATGGGTAACAATAAATATGACAGCTACGGCGGTATAAAGAGGAATTATGGCAAATAAAGATGATACAGACATTACTTTAGATAATATAAGTTTTAAGAAGGTATCATAAGGAACTTAATGCCAAGAACAAAACTACAACCTGAAGAAGACTTGCACGAAACGATATTAGCGTTGGCTTATAACGGTTCAGAGGCAAGGGCTATAGCTACAAAGGCAGATGTTCCATTAAAAGCAATTGAGTTCTTCATGCCGTTACTGCGTGAACTCGCACAGTTAAAAAAGAATCCCGATAAAGAGACAGTAAGAAATAAGATTGTTATGAATGCAGTCGGCTGGATAATGAGTGACGACCCAGCGGTTCAACTGAGAGGTCAGAACCACCTGATGAAACTATGGCCGAATCAGTATGCAGATATATTCAAAGCATTACTACACTCCGACCAAAAACAAACAGTACTTGTTGAGTCACGGATTGTAGATGTTGTACCGGAAGGCGATCAGGCTAAAGTACTGGAAGAAATAAAAGCAGCGGAGGTTAAAGAAGATGATTAACTCCGTTCCCGATAACTACACAGAAGCACATCGACAGATAGACCTGATTAACAGTGAGAAGTCATTGTATTATTTCGGTAAGCATATTCTTGGCTATGAAGACGCAGAACCTCAACCTCACTTAGAGTTGTGCAATTTCATACAGAACGGTGGCGACAGAAAACTTCTAGTTGGTACACGCGGCATATACAAGACCTGTTTTGGAACGGTAGCCTACGCTATACAGAGAGTTATTAAGAATCCTAATATACGGATACTTATAGTCCAGAACACAGAAGACAATGCACAGAAAACATTGGGTGAGATTAAAGATCACTTTGATAGAAATCAAAAGCTACGAAGAATGGTTCCGAGTATCATTCCTACGAATACGCACAAGGTCGCATGGAGTAAATCGTCAATAGAGGTCAACCGAGACAGGGTTTATCGAGAACCAACTATCATGGCCGCTGGTGTCAATACAGATTTAGCTTCATTGCATTTTGATTTAATATTAGGTGACGATGTAGTAGCCGCTAAGAAAGATGATATGAAAGAGGGCGGCATGATTATTCTCCGTCCAGAGGAAGTGGAAAAGGCAATCGGATGGTACAAGATTACTGCACAGGGTTTATCGGTCAATAGAAAGGGAAAGAAAACCGAAGTACAGTTCATTGTAAACCGATGGGGACCGAAGGACTTTGCTGAACACATCATGTCTAACCATCTCAAAACGGAAGAAAATCCATATGGTTTCTCCTTTTTGCAGATGGCTGCACATAAAGATGACGGTGAACTTCTATGGCCTTCCGTAATGACAGAAGAGTACCTTGCCCAAGCAAGGCAGGCGATGGGCGACTTCATGTATTTCACCCAGATGGAATGTCGTCCGTACAATCCAGCCGATAGAGGATTCCCGCCAGAGCTTAATGTATTCTGGCAAGGGAAAGAGCCTCCGCAGTTAGATAAGAAAAGCCAGGTTAATCATTATAGAATCTATGCACTCATGGATATGGCAGACGTTTCAACAGCATCAAGCTGCTACACTTCGTTTGTCGTTTTGTGGGTTGACCAGGATAATCATATCTGGTTGGGCGAAGCTATACGGCAGAGGTTAGATACTGTTGGTAAGATCGCATTGATTCACAGCATGGTAAGAAAATATAAACTCACAAAGGTTCACATCGAGGAAAATCTATATAAAGAAACATTGAGATTCGTTTTGCGCAATGCGATGGTGCGGGAGAATGTATTCTACCGAATCGAGCCGCTAAAACCTAAAAATAGAAATAAAGATGCTCGTATTCTTAGGCTACAGCCCCACCATCAGCAAGGCGCATTCCATCTTAAATCAGAACACGTTGACCTTATGCAGGAGATGAGAGATTTTCCATATACACCGTGGAAAGATATTATAGATAGTTGTGGATATATTATGGACTTCATACGTGGTCCTATTATACCTAAAGATGAACCAGAGCTAGTGTATAAACCGAGAACAGAGTTCAGTATGAAAGAGATGAAAGACAGCATCAAAAACAGGAATGCTGCGGTTTACGGTTCTGGTAAGAAATTATTCAGAAAGCAAGGCAGGCACTTGCGAGATAATGTTAAGGAGTTCGTAGCATGAGTCGAGTATATGCAATATTAGGAACAGACGTATATAACTGGAAGGTTGCCCGGAGGAATATTGTCACCCTCTCGGCTCCCGACTTTAATTTAAGTAACCCAGGTAGTGGTGGTATCTTTGACAATAGGGCAACTCTCTGGAATGCAATCCAATTGGACAGATTATGGAGAGGTAAGGATGCTCCCAATGGCATTAAGATTTCTCCGTACCTGACGACCAATTCAACAGCTACATTGAACAATGTTAATTTCCGGTTTCAGGTAGATGCCTTCCGAGGGCGAGAGAACAACCTTGAAAGAATCTGTACTGTTTCCGGTACTGCCGGTGCATATACATTCTTCAAAGATGATGACGGACTTAGCAGCTACGGTGGCTATACTATCGCATCTGGTCGTTATGCTGATTTTCTGAATTTGACCGAAGATTATAATCACTCGATAGACCTTGAAGATGCAGCCAGCGATAACGGAAGAGCAATGCTGTCATTGGACTGGGAAGGCCGAGGGATGATAGCTATAAATATGTTAAGTACACTGGATGCAGGCATTGGTCTGGGTTTTGCAATATCAGGATGGTAACAAATGAAAGTTAAGGATTTATCAGACTTAAAAGCTAGGCAGAAGGCTGCGATGGATTACCGCGAGTCTTTGTATAAAGATACTGACTGGCGTGAGTATGAAGACTACTGGATGGCTAGGTATCCCAACCAAGAGGGTATCTTAAACGTTCCGGTACTTGTATCTGACGCACAAAGGCAGATGGCCTCTCTGACAGGTGCAACTCCGGTATTGGAGTTATCTACTAACCAACCAGAACTCATCCCTGCCGCCCGCGTAATATCAGCACAGCTTAATCAGCTTGCAAGGTATATGAAGATAGCTGACGAGATGCAGGACGCGGTACAGGACGCTATAACTCTAGGCACTGGTTTTCTGCTTGATGGCTATGGAAGTCAATACGGCACATCTTATACAACTGCTAACGAAGGTATCGACGATTCCCGCTATGACGATAAGTATCAGCGTATCGAATACCATGAGAATATCCAAGATAATATGCCTTGGACGTTGAGGGCGCATCCGTCAGATATTCTTGTCCCGTCAGGAACTATCAGAGAAGCAGATTGCTCTGGATTCTGGCATAGGTATATAAGACATATCGACGATGTTAAAGCTGAT